ACTCATAATTACATTCATAAAGTATTAAAAAATGAACTAAAATTAGAGCAAAATGGTATGGTTAGATACGTTCCTTTTGGAAATTCTGATCCGTATGCAATTAAAAAAACAGGCAAACCTTTTAAATTTTTTTCAAAAAGTGCTGAAAGCCCTATAAACATTGAAAAAATACAAAATGAGGAATGTCCGTTCTAATTTATTCCATTTACAATTTACACGCAATATATTATAAATCAGTTGAATAACTTTGTAAACGAAATTCTGTAAATGGAAAAAACTATAATGTTTTATAAAAAAGATATAAAAAATGAAAGTTTTACTTAATATATTATAATTCTATTTACAAATTATATAATATATTTATTATTAATTAGTTATGTGTAAATGAAAGTGTAAATGAGTTGTAAATGGAGTGTAAATGTAAATGAAATATGAAACCAACCGAGATTTTAAAACAATTAAAGATTGACAGCCTTAAAGCTAAATATCCTAATTTTCCACCATCAGCTATTCCGATACCGACTTATTCGGATAAAACCGCTAATGGATTAACTAAAATGGTTATCGACTGGCTTCAGCTAAACGGACATCAAGCTGAACGGATTAACACAATGGGAGTGGCAAGAGTAAACAAAGGTCCAAAAGATGAATCCTTTAACCGAAACTTTAACTCAGTTACCTGGACACCATCCGGAAGCACAAAAGGCTCTGCCGACATTAGCAGCGTTATAAACGGCTTTTCTGTTAAATTGGAGGTGAAGATAGGTAAAGACCGACAAAGTGAAGCACAGCGCAAATATGAGGCTGATATAAAGAAAGCTGGAGGTTATTATTTTATTATAACCGACTTTAATCAATTTTATGAATTATATTTTATATTAATAGATAAACTTAAACCTTATGACCACTTTACATTTTAAAGCCTTTGATCAGGCCCACACCGTATTTATTGAAAAAATTATGAATCAACAAGAGATACATGCTTATCTTTCAGATATTTGTAGTACTTTTGTTCTATTATGGTGGGAATATGACTGCACAAATAATAGCTGAGATTCTTTACAAGGAACCAATTTACAGGCAAATTTGCCGAAAGATTGCCCGAAGTAAAGACTTAGCAGATGATTTGTTTCAGCATATTGTTCTTAATGTTTTAGAGGGTAAATGTAAAGGGATTGAAGAAGCAGCCGAACAGGGTAACCTTAGATGGTATTTTGTCCGAGTATGTACTAATCAATACAGAAGTGAAAACACATCTACATTTAGTAGAGAAATGAAACATTTTGAGCCTATCATAGATTGGAAGTTTTATGATTATAATGATGAAGAAGAAGAAGCTTATGACACCGAAGAAGATCAGGCATTTGATATTGAGTATCAAACCTGTAAAGAAATAATTGCAGAAAGGGGATGGTATGAGCAGAATTTATTTGAACTTCATTTGCAGTATAAATCTATTAGACAATTAGCTAAAAAAACTAAAATACCAGCGAGATCAATATACAACTCAATTAAAGCAACTAAACAATATGTCCACAATAGACTTAATTCTACACTCCCTACTTATATCCAGCTTGAGTTGGATATTTGTTATAACAATAGGTAAAGAAGTAGATGTTAAACCATTTAACTGTACTATCTGTATGGGCTTCTGGTTAGGTTTACTATGGTTTATTATTGTTGAACAAACTATATTGTGTTTACCACTTGCTGGATTTACTTCATTAATTACTCAAGTTATTGACCGATGGATGATAAAATTATATTAGATAAACTAATTGCAGCCAAACCTTTGGCCGATTTAATTATTGACCACAATTATTTGCCATCAGGTAATTATAATGTAGTGGTCAGTTTATCCGAGATTTATACTTACTTGTATAAAGGTAACGTACAACTGCATTGTCCAAGCTGTGTGAGGGAAATGTTTATTAGACTTTACCATTATTACTATGTGGATGCAATTAAAGAACTAAAACCAAAAGAAAATGGAACGCGGCAGACCAAGAGCAATAGAAAGTCCTGAAAAACTTTGGGAATATTTTTTGAGTTATAAAGATTATGTTAAAAATAATCCTATAAAAGTACATGATTTTGTAGGCAAAGATGGTATAAGTGTTTATAGAGAAAAAGAAAAACCATTAACTTTAGAGGGTTTTGAATGTTACCTTTTTGACAATAATATTATAAATGATTTAGGGCATTATTTTTCTAATCTAAATAATAAATATGCAGATTTTTTACCTATCTGTTCACACATTCGTAAAGTTATTAGGATGGATCAGATATGTGGAGGTATGGCTGGTATCTATAATCCAAGCATAACACAGCGATTAAATAATTTAGTAGAAAAGCAAGAAACGAAAATAGAGGGTGAAGTTGCTATCTTTAAAGGAATAGATTTAGATGTTTCAAAAAACGACAGCACAAGCTAAAATTGCCAGTTTAAAAAAACGGATTAGGATAGTTCAAGGAGGTACATCCTCAAGTAAAACATTTAGCATATTACCATTATTAATTACCTACGCTATTCAAAAACCAATGACTGAAATAAGCGTGGTTAGTGAAAGCATACCACATTTAAAAAGAGGTGCAATTAAAGACTTCTTAAAAATAATGATGTGGACTAATAATTATAAAGATGACCGCTGGAATAAATCCAGTTTAAAATATAAGTTTAGTAATAATTCATTTATTGAGTTTTTTAGTGCTGATCAACCGGATAAATTAAGAGGTGCCAGGAGGGATGTTTTATTTATTAATGAGTGCAACAATATAGGATTTGAAGCATATCAACAGTTAGCGATACGGACTAAGAATTTTATTTATTTAGATTATAATCCCTCGCATGAGTTTTGGGTGCATGAGCATTTATTAAACGATAATGATTCTGATTTCATTATACTTACTTATAAAGACAATGAAGCATTGGATCCTGCCATTGTTAGGGAAATTGAAAAGGCAAAGGATAAAGCAGAAACATCAAGCTATTGGGCCAACTGGTGGAAAGTTTACGGATTAGGTTTATTAGGTAGCTTACAAAATACTATCTTTGAATTTAATCAAGTTGATAGGATACCAAACGATGCTGAATTTATTGCCTATGGTTTAGACTTTGGATTTAGTTCTGATCCGGCTGCATTGGTAGCTGTTTATAAAATGAATGGTGAATTATTTGTAGATGAATTGATTTATCAAACAGGATTAACTAATTCAGATTTAACTCAGCGATTTAGGGCCATTGGCATTAATGAATATGATAAGATTATAGCAGATAGTGCCGAGCCTAAGAGCATTGAAGATATTTACAGAAACGGATATAAGGCAGTTGAGGGTGCGAGAAAAGGGCCAGACAGTATTAGGGCTGGAATTGATTTAATAAGGCAGCATAAATTAAATGTAACTAAAAGCAGTTTGAATTTAATTAAGGAGTTAAGGGCCTATCAATGGCAGCAAGATAAGGATGGAAATATACTTCCTAAACCGATTGACTTTAATAACCATGCCATTGATAGTTTACGATATGCTTGTTTAAATAGTTTAACACAAAATAAAGGAGATTACTTAATAATATAAACTACGAAAAATGAAAAAAATACTCGCTATTATTCCATCCCAAGTAGATGGATGTACTTACCACCGGATTGAGATACCACTCCACCACTTAACTGGTTTTGATTTAGCACAGGTTAATCAATTAGATGCAATGTCAGATATTGCTTTACGAGAATATGAGATTGTATGGTTTAACCGTTTAAATGGCATAGTAGATTCAGATGCACAGATAAATAGATTGAAGTCATTAGGGATTAAATACGTTATTGATTTTGATGACTTATGGAATTTACCTCAAGACCATTTACTTTATGGCAGTTATAGGTATTATGATATACCAGGTAAACTAATTAGATTAGCTAAAAATGCAGATGCAATTATAACTACTCACAGCTATTTAGCTAATAAGCTAAAGAAATTTAATAATAATATTGTTATTGCACCTAATGCTATTGATCCGGAACAACCACAATGGAAAACTGAAAGCAATGTATTAAATGAGCATACGATATTTGGCTGGTGTGGAGGTGTAAACCATTGGTGCGATTTAGAATTATTAACCAATAGCCTTAGGTTAGCACGAGATAATAATTATGGTTTAGCATTAGGCGGTTATAATCCGAGTGCTATTTGGGATCAGTTTGAGAATATATTTACAGGCGGCAAATATGATAGATATGTAAGGATAGATGGTCAGGATGTTTACAATTATGGTAGGCTTTATGACTTCTTTACAACGGTACTTATACCATTAAAGAAGAATGAATTTAACAGGTGCAAAAGTGAACTCAAAATGCTGGAAGCTGGATTTAAAAAGAAAGCAGTAATTGTAAGCAATATACATCCTTATTCATTAGTCATTAATGATTCTAACTGTTTAAAAGTTGATGAAGCACAGGGCAATGGCTGGTTTAAGGCTATGAAGAAGATAAGCGAAAGTAAATTCTATGAGGCAGATTTAGGAGAAGCACTTTATGAAACTGTAAAAGACAAGTATCATATTAAGTCAGTTAATAAAATTAGAGAAGAATTATTTAATAGCTTATGAACAAAATACATCCAACAGCATTAATATATCCCAATGTTCAGATAGATGATTACGTTGAGATAGGCCCTTATTGTATTATAGGCGCACCACCTGAGCATACTAAATTTTATAATAGTGTAAATATGGGAGTTATTATAAAGAAAGGCACAATAATAACTGGCCATGTAACTATTGATTCAGGGATTTATCTACCTACAATAATTGAAGAAAACTGCTTTATTATGAAAGCGGTACACATAGGCCACGATGGCCACATAGGTGCAAATAGTATTATATCAGCGCACACCGTTATGGCTGGTCATTGTAAGATAGGCAATTATACAAACATTGGTATTAATTGCAGCTTACATCAATTCAGTTTAATTGGTGGAGGTAGCATGGTGGGAATGGGATCAGTAGTAACTAAGAAAAGCATAATTGAGCCATTTGCTAAAGCAGTTGGAAGTCCAGCGCATGAGATAGGTACTAATCATTATAAGTTAAATACATTGTTAAATTGGGATATACAAGTAATAAATGAGCAATACAAGTCAGCCGAAAATAGCGGTATGTTTTATAACACTAAACAGGGAAAGCTTAACTAAAGCAACTATTGAAAATGCAAAGGCAAAGGCTGGTATTGACTTTGATTTCTTTGCTTTGGATCAGGGTAGCACAGATGGAGTATTTAATCTAATTGCGCCTAATGTTACTTATTATGTAAAGAAAAAAGAAAATATAGGGGTAGCATCTGGATTTAACTTCCTATGGAATATGGCCAAACACATGGATTATGATTTCATTTGTAACATAGGTAATGATATTGATTTACCACAAAACTGGTTAAAGGAATTTTACGAAACCTATGTAGCAATAGATAAAGAGCATCAGTATTTAGCTATTCATTCAGTTGAAGCTTTACCAAGTCAAAAGATAACAGTAAACAATAAACAATATATCCCCTCCGATACTATATTCGGATGTACTTTTTTTAATATATCGTTATTAGATTATGTAGGATATTTTAATACTGCTTATAATCCGTATGGGTTAGAAGATAGTGAATATACTTATAGATGCCATAAGTCAGGAGTTATTTGCGGTTATTTAGATATTGGAACTGCACACCATACCGGAAGTCCTTATGGCCAAGATGACAATGGCGAATATAGGAGAATGAAAGATGAAAGCCTTAAAAAGAATGCGGTTATTTATGGTGAAGAAATTGAAAATATGAACAGATTAAATAATTATTATAAGCCTTATGTATAACGATCATTATAAAGCAAAAGTACAACCAATAGATTTAATTGAAGCCCAGCAGTTGAATTTTAATAGGGGTAATATAATTAAATATGTTAGTCGTGCTGGTAAAAAAGAGGGCGAATGTGAGTTAAAAGATTTAGAAAAGGCACTTTACTATTTAGAACGTGAGATAAATTTATTATCTTTGAAGTAGCCTTGTATTCATAGTGTAAGGTGTTTTGTGGTTAATGTAGGCCCTCTATTCGCGCAATAGAGGGTTTTTTACTTAAACACATATCTGTTTATGTTTATACTTACAGATATGACCTGGAAAGAAACAACCATTGAACAGTATCAGCAAATACTTGCTATTGCTAAAACTGATTTACCTGATTTTAACAAAGAGATTGAACTTGTAAGCTATTTATTTAATATCTCAAAAAATGAGATAATGAACTATCCATTAGAGAAATTTAAGTATTTGGCAAAAAAGATAGATTTTTTGGAGGATGTTTATGAGGGTGAAATGCAAACTGTATTTAATTTGGATGGTGTGGAGTATGAAGTTCACTGGAAAATGGAAACTAAAACAGCTGGTCAATTTATTGATTTATCCGAATTAACAAAGGATCCTGAATTAATTAATGATAATTTACATAAGATATTGGCGGTTATTTGCTTGCCTAAAGGAAGTAAATACAATGGCAATATATTAGAACGTGCTGAAGTCTTTAGAAGTAAATTAACAATGGATGTGGTATTTCCGATTGCTGGTTTTTTTTTGACTGTTTTAAACAATTCGTTGCCAGATATACAGGATTATTTGAGCAAAAAGATACAGAGCCAACAGAGGGAATTATTGACAATGATAAGGGATTCTATGACCATTGGGGATGGTACTGCACTTTAGATGAATTGGCAAAAGAGGATGTGCTTAGGATTAATGATATTATAAATTTGAATGTAGTTGAATTTCTTAACTGGTTATCATATTTAAAAGATAAAAGAAAATGGCAGTTGCAAAAGGCGATGTTGCAAAAATAATTAGGCAGTTTGGTAATGATTTTAGTAAAGATGACTTGCTAAACAAAGCAACCTTATCAGCTATTACTTTGCTTTTAGATGACTATGGCGATGAAATTATTAAAAGGCTTCGTGATAATTTAGAACGCAAAAAGAAAAGGGCCGGAGGTGTTTTAATAGATACAATGGAAGCCATTGCATCTGAGGAGGGAGGTAAACCTACGTTAGAATTATTACTTGAAGATTATTATAAATATGTTAATGATGGGCGAATAGGTAAGAAAAGCAAGGGAGGTATTGACCGTAATAGGGTTATTAACTTTCCACCTAAAGGCCCTAAAGTACCACCATTTGAGCCAATAAGTAAATGGATTAGATTTCAGTCAGGATTTAGTTCTGCTAAATTAGGAATGAGAGTTAGACAGACCAGCCGAGTAGCGGATAAATTAAAGAAAAGCAGAATGGTAGATAAGATTAGATGGGGTATTTATTGGAACGGTATTGAGCCTACATATTTCTATACTGATGTAATTAATTCTGATTTATACAAAGCAATAGAAGAAGATTTAATAGCCATAACAGGCGAGGGATTACAGATTAATTTAACAACTTTTAAATAATGGCAATAACAGCTAACCAGCAACCTCAGTCATTCCAGCCAGTTTACAATCCGTATGTATTTGTGCTGAGTTCAGATAATTCTGGTAACTTTAATTTTAAGATAAATTTTGTCGTAGTAGATAGCACAGATAGCAGTAATCCTGTAACTGTAGCTACATTGCAGAATCCAACTAATACAGATGGATATGCTGTATTTGATTTATCAAGAGTAATAAGAGATTATATTACTGATAATTTTAGCTTAGGAGTTACATTAGCTTCTAATTGTGGTAATTCAATTAAGCGATTTACTTTTTATGCTCAGGAGGTTTACTCCGCAAGTGCATCCGGAACACCAGTAGCTACAGGTACTATTTATGAATATGGTGCAATAGCAGATACTACAAGTAAATACTTATGGAATGCAGCATTGCCTTTTGATGAATTTGCCACATATCAAAAGAATAATTATTTGCTTAAATATGGAACTTACACAGCAAATAAATGGCTTACTAATGGTCCTATAGATACAGGTATTAATATGTCATCAAACCAAAATGCCTATGGTTATTTGCTTTGTGAAAATTTAGATAGTGGAAATGCGAATGAAAGTTTAGTTCAAAGCACTATAATTAAGACTTATAATTCAGCTGGAAGTTTATTAGGTACTTATGAAGTGGATATTGATTTTGCTCAAAGTACAACTAATTTAAACGGATTTATGATAAGAATACCAGTAGGAACTTATAATATTGCTCAGATAGGTGCTTTAGATTTTATTAGTGGAAGTCAGCCTATCATAACAAGTAATGTATCTTATTATACCGTACATGGTAAACAT